CGGAACAAAATTTGGGATGGGAAGGTGAGATTGCTGAATGCAATGACTGGTAGAATCTACCGAGGTCTTGTACCCTACATCCTAAAGTTCTGCAATTCAAGAGAGTATGAAGTTACTGTTGATGAAGGTGTCATACCAAACAATCAAGTGCAAGATACTGCAGGATTTGATTTAGCGAAAGAGTTCGAGACAGCATTCGTGCCTCGTGAGTATCAGAATGATGCAGTAGTTCATGCGCTAAAGCATGAGAGAGCGTTACTGCTCTCTCCAACAGCTTCTGGTAAGTCTTTCATTATATACCTACTAACACGTTTCTACATAGAGACACTGGAACTGAAGGTCTTAATTGTGGTACCCACCACTTCCCTTGTCGAGCAAATGGCATCTGACTTCATCGAATATAATGGTGGTCAAGAGTTAGACATACACAAGATACGTGGTGGCATTGATAAGAACATTGAAGCAGATATAACCATATCCACTTGGCAGTCAATATACAAGCTAAGAAAAGATTGGTTCGCTAAGTTCGGTGTTGTTATTGGTGACGAGGCGCATCTATTTAAAGCTAAGTCCGTATCTTCTGTTCTTGAGAAGATGCCTGAATGTCAGTATCGCTACGGCTTCACTGGAACACTAGATGGAACTCAGACGCATAGACTCGTACTCGAAGGTCTGTTTGGATCAGTATTCGAAGTAACTAGAACTAAGGATCTGATTGATGATAACACTCTAGCAGAGTTTGATATCAAGGCGTTAGTACTTCAATACCCCGATGAAATACGCAAGCTAAATAAGAACATGAGCTATCAAGAAGAGATCGATTGGATAGTTAGAAGCGAAGCAAGAAACAAATATATACGAAATCTCGCACATGGACTAAAGGGCAACACACTTATATTATTTCAATTTGTTGAGAAGCATGGTAAAGTATTACAACCACTTCTCGAAAAGGAGGGGAAAGTTGTTCATTTTATACATGGTGGAATCAGTGCAGAAGATCGTGAAGAAGTCCGTAGTGTTGCTGAGTCTAGTGATAATAACATCATTCTGGCTAGTTATGGGACTTTTAGCACTGGTGTTAATATTAAGCGTCTGGATAATATCATCTTTGCATCTCCATCTAAGTCAAAGATTCGAAATCTTCAATCGATAGGCAGAGTACTTCGTAAGGGTAATGGATCAGATAAAGCGACACTGTATGATATTGTAGATGATCTTCAATGGAAGTCCAAGAAGAACTTTGCAGTCAAACATTTCTTGGAGAGAGTTGATATATATAATGATGAAGGGTTTGATTACAAGATATATAATATTAAGATGAGAGGGTGATGAATGAAACTTGTACACGTAAAGCTAAAGAATGGACAAGACTTGCTTGGAGAAGACTTATCTCAAGGTGTTGTATGTCGTCTAGGTAATCCAATTCAGCTCATGAATATGCATCCAAGTGGTAGTTTCTATGCTCAAAGCTGGCTCTTGTTTTCTGATGAAAACTCTGCTACAATAGATGAAAATGAGATTCTCTTTAGAAGTGCTGGAAACGAAAGAGCAGCAGACTTGTACAACTCCTTCTTCGAAGAGATAAATGAGCAGAACTTGATTGCTCAAGAAGAGATAGAAGATCAGAGAATACTTGATGATATTCGTAAGATTGAAACGCAAGATGACGCAGAAGATAGATTACTCGCATACTTTGAATCCAAAGAAGCAATCAAACATTAGTCTTATTCAACAAAGCGATAACGCTATTATACACAAACCTATAACTTATGTCAAGTCTTTTATAAGTTAATTTCAATATATTTTCTCTCCAGACAATAATTTCAATAAAGTTAAAGTTTTACTTGACATATGCCCCTATTTGTATTATACTATATCTAAATTGAGTGAGGACTAATGGAATGGCTAAGAATTACGTAAACAACCCTGAGTTTCTGGCAGCTATCGTAGCTTATAAAAAGTTGTGTGTAGAGGCAGAAGATTGTGGAGACGATAAACCCCAAATACCAGACTACATCGGTGAGTGTATCTATCAGATATCTAATCGACTTGCATCTAAACCTAACTTCTCTGGTTACTCATATAAAGATGAGATGATCAGTGATGGCCTAGAGAATGCTATTCAAGCACTAGGCAACTTTGATCCAGACAAGTCTAGTAATCCCTTTGCATACTTCACCCAGATCATATGGTATGCGTTTCTTCGAAGAATCGAGAAAGAGAAGAAGCAGTTGTATATTAAACACAAGGTAACTGAAAACTCAGTCACATCTGGCACAGCAGTTGAAGGGTCAGATGACGACAGTGGCTTTCCTTCTTACATTGATCTAGACAATGATTATATGAACGATTTTGTCAGGAATTATGAGAAAAGAATGGACGACAAGAGAGTGCAACAGCAGAAGAGAACTAAAAAGGGTCTAGAGAAGTTTATTGATGATGAAGATCCTAAAGATCAACTAGATCCGATACAGGAGTAATTCATGACCAAGATTGCCGTGATAAATGATACGCATTGGGGTGCAAGATCCGATAATGCAGCTTTCGCTGAATATTTTATTAAGTTCTACAAAGAGATATTCTTTCCTAAGCTAAGAGAAGAGGGCATCAAGACCATCTTTCATCTGGGTGATGTGTGCGATAGACGCAAGTATATTAACTTCGTAACAGCCAAGAATCTTGAAGAAAACTTCATGAAGATATGCGCTGAAGAAGGTATAGACATTCATCTTATTGCTGGTAACCACGACACGTTCTATAAGAATACTAACGAGGTGAACTGTCTACGTCAGCTTTACGGTAACTCGAAGTACGGTAATATTCATATCTATTGGGAAAAGCCTGTTGAGATAGTGATTGATGACTGTAAAGTTATGCTTGCACCTTGGCTATGTGCTGATAACTGGAAAGAATCATTCGATCTATTCAAGTCTACAGATGCTCAAACTTTGTTCGGTCACTTTGAGTTTCAAGGCTTTGAGATGATGAAGGGTCAGCTTTGCGCTCATGGACTAGATAAGAAGGTATTCAATAAGTTTGATGCTGTGTATTCTGGTCACTTCCATCATCCGTCTACTATAGATAATATTACGTATCTCGGTGCACCTTATGAGATGAACTGGTCAGATTATGATCAGAAACGTGGCTTTAGTATATTCGACACATCTGATAGAAGTGTGACACACGTTGAGAATCCACTCAGAATGTTTCATAAGATCCAGTATGATGATACTGATATGACTATCGAGGACATCGCATTACTTGATACAAGTAAGTTGACAAACACCCATATTAAAGTTATAATAGTGAGTAAGTCAAATCCATATATCTTTGATCTATTTTTAGACAAGTTACAAGCGGCTGCACCATGTGACATTAAAGTCGTTGAAGATCATATGAATTTAGATGTTATTGATGAAAGTGAGCTGGTCGATGAAGCGCAAGACACATTGACTATTTTGAAGCAATATGTGAGTAATCTAGAAATTAGCAGCGATAAAGAGAAAGTTCAGGCTGTACTAGATGAGCTATATGAAGAGGCAATTAGTTTATAATGGCAAACATCGTATTTGAATCGGTTCGTTATAAGAACATTTTATCTACTGGTAATACTTGGACAGAAGTTCAGTTGAATCGTAGTAAGTCTACTCTCATCATTGGAGACAATGGTGCTGGTAAGTCTACTATGCTTGACGCTTTGACCTTTGCTTTGTATGGTAAACCCTTTCGTAAGATCAAGAAAGGACAGTTAGTAAACTCTATCAACGGTAAAGACCTGCAAGTCGAAGCCAAGTTTACTATCAGTGGATCTAAGTATATAATAAAACGTGGCATCAAGACAAACTTTTTTGAAATATGGAAAGATGGCGAGATGATCAATCAGGATGCCGCAGCCAGAGACTATCAGGTATATCTAGAGGAGTCTATTCTAAAGCTAAACTATAAGTCCTTTGGTCAAGTGGTCGTTCTGGGTAGCTCTACTTTCATACCGTTTATGCAGTTAAGAGCTGGTGAGAGACGAGAGGTTATTGAAGACCTACTTGATATTCAAATATTCACTGTCATGAACACTCTACTTAAGGAACGAGTAACTGAGAATAAGGCTGATATTAATGACATCAAGCACAGCATAGAATTGCTAAACAGTAAAATATCCACATCTAAGACGCACAATGATTCTATTAGAAAGATGCGAGAAGTAGAAGTGGATAAGTTAAAGGAGAAGTTGAGAGAGCAGATTTCATTCATCGAGTCCGAGCAAGAGTGCGTTGATGTTCTTATCGAAGAGGTGTCTGATCTAAATACTGGCATACAGGACAAGTCTGATACTAAGAAGAAGTTGCAAGAACTACAGGAGTTGGATCGTGAGCTTTCTAATAAACACAAATCCCTATCTAAAGAAGTTGCATTCTATCAAGACCATGACAACTGTCCAACCTGTAAGCAAGGGATCGAACATGAGTTCAAAGAAGGAACAATCACCAGCCACTCATCAAAAACAGAAAAAATCGAAGCCGCACGAGAAGAACTTAAGAGCAAAGGTTTAGTTATAGAGGGTAGACTCGAAGAGATTGATGGTACCGAAAGCGTTATCAGTGAAAAGAATATGAAGATGAGCGAGCATCGAATGGCTACCAAGATGGCGATGACTTCGTGTAAGGCTATCAAGCAGGATCTTCTCGGTGCTGAGAAAGACGCTACAGAGGTCGATAACAATCAGCTTCAAGATTTAGAAAATGAGCTTAAGGGTTATCACGGAGATCAGACAAACTTGTTTGATTCGAAGGAGACTCTATCTGTAGTTGCGTCTATGCTTAAAGATGGTGGTATCAAGACTCGAATCATCAAGCAGTATGTTCCTGTGATGAATAAGCTGATCAATAAGTACCTAGCGTCTATGGACTTCTTTGTACAATTTGAGCTAGACGAGAACTTTAACGAGACTATCAAATCTAGATTTCGTGATGTATTCAGCTATGCATCCTTCTCTGAAGGTGAGAAGTTGCGTATCGATCTAGCGTTATTGTTTACTTGGCGTTCAGTTGCTAAACTTCGTAACTCAGTATCCACCAATCTTTTGATTATGGATGAGATCATGGACTCTTCTCTAGATACATCTGGCACAGAAGAGTTTCTAAAGATCATTGAAGAGTTGACAGCAGACTCAAATATCTTTATAATAAGCCACAAGGGTGATCAACTATTCGACAAGTTTCATAGTGTGATCAGATTCGAGAAGGTTAAGAACTTCAGCCGAATAGCACCGCAAGCGGCATAGAGGATAAAGTAATGATAGAAAGAATTTATATACCTACTATTCGTAGACCTAACAATCAAGTCACATATGATAATCTTCCTAAGGCGTGGCAAGAAAAGGTCATTATGGTGGTTGAGCCGGGTGAACGGGAGTCGTATGATTATCCTTGTGGGTTTCTTGAGTTGCCTGAAGAGATTGTAGGAAGCTGGACACAACTTGCAGAGACGAGAAAGCTAATACACCTTCATGCTGGAGATATAAAGTATGCTATGGTCGACGACGACTGCCAGCTAGTAACAAGAAATAGTAAGTATTGGTCAGCCCAATCTAACATGGAAAAATCTAAGAGGACTTCGACTGAAGAAGAGATCCATAGATTGTTCGATAGTGCGTCTAAGTGGTTAGACGAAGAGAATATGGGTGTTGTAGGAATATCTAGTGGAGATGACTTCCCGAGACCTCAAGAGTATATCGATACTATTGGAGTTTTCACTTGGTTGTTTCTTGACGGTAAAAAGATTTCTCCTATTGCACAAGATTTGACCACTGAGTTTCGTGTAGCAGAAGATTTAGCGTTTATGTTTCATTGCCTGTCTAGCGGAGTTAATACCCGTAAATCTAACGAATTTCTATTCCTAAATAGAAGTCAGACTAAAGAGTTTGAGGGCAAAAGACCTATCTGGGAAGAGACTATTAAAGATAAGAGCGAGACTAATATATTTCAATCTGAAGAGCATTATGATATACTTAGAGGTATACAGAAGCTATGGCCAATAGCGATTGATATCTTTGAAAAAGATGGCAAGAAGAAAAATAGAAAGAATTGGAGTAAAATATACACTCCTAAATGTGCAAACACCTTAGAAGATTTCATGTCTTGACAAACAGTCTCACTTGGTGTATAATATACGAAATACAACAAAACGGAGAAGCTTAGAGATGAGCGTGAAAGAGAGTTCTGAATACGACAATTATATGGAAGAAGATGCCCGTAAGAATGATTCTTACAGCGTTGGCTTAGATAAGTTCTTTGATGAACCTCTTCCTGTCGTTCTTCAAGATATGACTAAAGCTAAGAAGGTAGTCGAGTCTGACGTTTGGAAATCTATCTACGTTCACTTTAAGACTCAAGCCGATATGGTAGAGTTCTGTACTAAGATCAATCAGATGATTCCTGGTAAGATGAAGTCTACCTACCATCCTCTAAGTGATGTGAATAATTGTCTATTTGCAGACGATGATATTGCTGTAGCTATTGATCCATCTAAACTTGTCCCTAAAAGAAAAGAAGTCGCTGAAAGTACTGCTGATGATAAGTACTGGGAATCTCAATGGAAGGGCATGCCTGAGTTCACCCAGGAAAATGCTAACGCCTTTCGCAGTGTAACTATGAAGTTTAGAAGTAAAGAAGATTATGATAACTTTGCCGTCAAGATCGGTCAAGAAGTAACTGACAAGACTAAGAGCATTTGGCATCCAAAGTTGAATGTTACAAAGAATCTTAAGCTAAGATGGGTAGAAGAGCCTCGTCGTACTAATCCTAAACACCCAATGTATATCGTATCTAAAGGTCGAGCTGATACAATGATCACTTCTAGATCGTTTGCTCGTATGCATATTCCACACTACATTGTTATTGAGCCACAAGATTTATCTGCATACGAAGAAGCACTTGATAACTTTGATATTCGCCAGTATGTGACACTTCTAGTTGCCCCATTCTCTAATCACGGTGATGGTCCTGGTCGTGCTAGAAACTGGGCATGGGATCATTCGATGACTATTGGTGCAACTAGTCACTGGGTATTCGATGACAATATCTCCGACTTCTATCGACTTCATGAGAATGAGCGCATTCGATTCGAGAGTGGTGTAGGCTTTAAGATCATGGAAGACTTTGTAAATCGATACGATAATGTCTATATTGCTGGTCCACAATATCGATTCTTTATTGCTCCAGATCAAAGCTATCCTGCATTCGTAGCAAACACTCGAATCTATTCTGCATTACTAATTCGTAATGATTGTAAGCATAGATGGCGTGGTCGTTACAACGAAGACACTGATATTTGCTTAAGAGTTATGAAAGATGGAGATGTGTGTCTACAGTTCAATGCCTTTCTTCAGGGTAAATGTGCTACTCAGACTGTTGCTGGTGGTAATACTGCTGAGTTCTATCATGCTGAAAATGCAGATAATGACGAGTTCAAAGAGACTGGTTATAATACTGAAGGCACTGTAAACAAATCTCAGATGCTGGTTGATATGCATCCAGATGTTGCTCGACTCGTCTGGAGATATGGCAGATGGCATCACTGGGTAGACTATGGTCCATTCAAGACTAACACTCCTATTCTGAAAGATGGCTTTGATATGCCCTCTGATGTGAATAATTACGGAATGACTCTAGATAGAGATTTCGACTATAAAAATGCAAAATAACGGTTGACTTTAGTTCCAGCTATGTTATAATAGCTACTTAATGAATTGAGAGAGAACTTTAATATGGCATTTGCCCCGACTGAAACATACTTTGATCAGAAAGCAACCATCATCGGAATCTTCGATGAGAAAGAGTATGGAAACTATTTTGAGTTTTCACATAATGACGACGACCTACTTTCTTATTTCGGTAAAGAGTTTCCCCATAAAGTCTGGGTAACCAACTCTTCAAGTGATGATCGTGGTTATCGATATGCTACTGTCAAGAAAACTGTTGCCTATGTTGTGATCGATGAAGATGATAATGGTGAGCCAGTGATCGAGAAGTGGAATATCAAAGATCACAGGGTTTATGAAAATAAATCAAAATAAATCAAAATAAATCAAAATAAAGCTTGACTTTAGTTCTAACTATGATATAATATGTACTTAATGAATTGAGAGAGAAATAGATTATGGCTTATGTATCACAAGAAATGAAAAAACGACTTGCTCCTGCGATCAAAGCAGTTCTTAAAAAACATAACATGAAAGGTTCTATTGCTGTTCTTCACCACTCTACTCTAGTTGTTAACGTCAAAGAGGGTGCGATACCCTTTGATAAAGAAGATCACTATCAAATAAATGAATATCATTACGAAAGAAACTATGCAGATAATCCTAAGTTAGTTGCATTTCTTAATGATCTTGTCCCTGCGATGAAGGGCCCTGACTTTTTCGATGAAAGCGATGCAATGACTGACTATTTCCACAGAAGTCATTACACTAACATTAACTTTGGTAAGTGGAACCAATCATACAAAATGGTAGCATAATGAGCAACGATTTTATAAAGCCGACGTTCACACGGAAGGTGATGAGCATTCAAGAGTTCATGTTAGACTTACATCCTGATGTGGACTGTAGTCCAATTGGACAAAGACTGCCCGTGCATTCCGATCTCCAAAACTGGAAATCTGAAGCGATTATATTATCAATTTTGAATAATATTGATATAGGTAATATAACACTTGTGGATGTTGGTGAAGAAGCCACTAAGTGGCTTTGGGAATCACTTGATGGTGGTCACCGCAAAAGAGCGATACGAGACTTCTTTCATGGTAAGTTTCTTGCAGGAGGTCGAACATATTCCCAACTCTCTGACAAGGAAAAGTTTGCGTTTAAAGAATATGAACTAGCGTTTACGTTATATTCTCCATTAAGCAATGAGATGAAAGGTAAAATATTTCGTAGTCTGAACGAAACTACCCATGTAAATGAAATCGAGATGTTGAACTCTTACGGTAATACTCCAATCGCTAATGCGATCCGAGAGACTGTTCGTGTTGTTACCTGCAATGACGGTAAGGCTTCTATCATTCACGATCTATTTGATGTTACTAAGAGTAGTAACTTTCAATGGATATCTGGTGATAACTTACGCCTTAAACAAGAGGAGTTTGTTGCTAGGGTTTACTATACATTCTATATGGGCAGGGTTTACTATAGTGGCAGTAAGTTGTGTAATCGAACAACAGCCAAAGTTCAAGAGATGTATGATACTCCTAATATTAATGTAAATGCTCTGAAGAAAAAAGCCGATAAGTTCTTTGACTTTTTGTTTGAGATGGCTAAGACACGCCGTCAGACACTTGGTTCTGGATTAGGTAACAGTGAGAAGAATGCCCTGCTTAATGTCTACGTGTATTTGTCAGATAGTTTTGATTCTGACTTAGAGGCAAGTGATTACGTTGAATGGTACAAAGCGTTCTCTATCGTATATAACGATCTATACAATGATCCAGACGAGAAGTGGACCGAGATTCCTGACTTGGAATTTGAATCGAAAGATTCCACAATCACTCAGTTGTTTAAAGATTATACACGAAATCACGACCAAGCCGATAAACAAACCCAAATGGTCAAGTGGATGACAGAGCATTCGGCTTGGGAAAACATTTACGATTACACTCTACTGAAAGATCGTAGTCGTGCCTTTCCCCGCTGGATGAAAGAAGTGACTCTTCAGAAGCAAGGTTACGTCTGTGAGGTTGATGGCCTACCATTAGATTGGTCTGATGCAGACGCTGGTCATATAGAAGCCCATGCTCTTGGTGGACAGACTATATTGAGCAACTGTGCCATGATTCGTAAGTCACATAACAGCGCAATGGGCACAATGGATGTTCGTGAATATAAAAAGATATATGATGAGGAAGCCGCATGAGTAAAAATAGACAAGACTTTATTTTCGATCTAGAGACTATTGGGGCTAACGTGTTTGTTTGTCCTGTTGTAGATATGGCATACAGCACGTTTGATTGGGATAGATTCAGTAATGATCCTTATTCCTTTGAAGAGTTAGCCGACACAATTCAAACAGTTAAACTGGATATCAAAGACCAGATGGATAACTATAACTGTTCTTTCATGAAAGCTGATGTCGCTTGGTGGGAATCTCTTCCTAAAGAAGCCCGAGATAAGATGAAACCTTCGCCGAATGACTTGACTGTGACTGAGTTTTGTGATACAATACTGTCTTATCTTAACGATGCTGGTAAGATTAAATATTGGTGGTCTAGGGGTAACACGTTTGACCCTATCATACTTTCTAGACATATGATGTCCACTGGAAATAATGATGCCTTGAACAGAGCTTTAAAGTTTTACACTGTAAGAGACGTTCGTACCCATATTGATGCTAAGTTTGATTATAGTACCAAGAGTGGTTTTGTACCAGTAGCCGATGAAGAGTATTGGAAGAAAGCTTTCATTGCTCACGATAGTACTCATGATGTTGCGGCTGACATCTTGAGATTGCAAGCGATACACCGAGCCGAAAACGATTTAGATCAAACTGATAGATAATGGAGAGATAATGGGAAGTATTAACTACTGGCTGAGAGAGCCACCTGAGCAAGATCAATGCCCTCAGCTGGAGATGGCGGAAGCAGATTATCGTGAGCAAGAATTAGATACGGAAGCTTACTTTGACGATTTAGATCAACCAGTGGAGTATGAAACTTATGCCGATGATGATATCGCCTATAAGTTCAATGAGAATGAGTTGATAAGAGAGTTACAAGATTATATCGATTCTACTTACTCAGCTCACTATTCAAGAAACAAGTTCCAGTCAACTGAATTCATCATTGACTGCGGACATGGACAAGGCTTTGCTCTTGGAAATGTTCTAAAATATGTCCAACGATATGGCAAGAAAGATGGCTATAATCGTGCCGACTTGATGAAAGTTTTACATTATGCTTTGATAGCACTTTATAACCATGACCATGAGGAATCAATTGATGAAATTTAGTAATGAAACTATCGGAGTTCTGAAGAACTTCTCAAGTATTAACCCTAGCATAGTGTTCAAGCCAGGCTCTGTAGTGCGAACAATCTCACCTCAGAAGACTGTTATGGCTGCAGCCACTATCTCTGAGTCTATTGATCAGAAAGCTGGTGTTTATGATTTGTCCCGACTATTAGCAACACTATCTCTATTCGAGAATGCTGAAGTCGAGTTTGGTACAGATCGTTTTACAATCAAAGGTGGTAAAAGTGAAGTGAACTATACTTACACCTCTGAGTCTTTGATCGTATCACCCCCAGATAAAGATATCGTGGTGCCTAATCCAGAAGCGACAGTAAATGTCACTTGGCAAGATATCGACAGTGTGATTCGTGCTACTGGTGTTCTACAGTTACCAGAAGTTGCGTTCTCAAGTGACGGCAGTACAATTAAGTTATCAGCCGTTGATAGTAAGACTTCTACAGCAGATAAGTATGAAGTTGTAGTAGCTGAAGGTGTTGAAACAGAGCCCTTCAATATGATTATCAAGACTGATAATCTCAAATTAGTGCCTACCGATTACGAAGTAACTCTGTCTTCAAAAGGTATGGCTCACTTTAAATCAGATGTTGTCCAATACTGGATAGCAATCGAATCAAGATAAGGAGTTAAATATGAGTGAAGATACACAAGCACCAGAAGAAGCACAAGGCCCAGGTTTATCATACGGCGATATCTCAGCCTCGGTTCAGATCATCGATGTTGCAACTAACAGAGGTGCCATTCGTGGTGAAGAGTTAGTTCAAGTCGGTACAGTTCGTGAGCGATTAGTAGCATTCTTACGTCATGCTAAAGAGCAGGGTGAAGAAGGGATTGAATTACCGCCTAGTCCGTATAATACGCCTGATGAAGAGTCATCTTCGAAACCCGCAGAGTAGTACAAAGGGGAGAGGTAACACTCTCCCCGACTTTTATTTTATATTATGGAGAACCGCATGAGTGATAAGAAAGATTTTTTGTGGGTAGAGTCTTATCGTCCACAGACTGTTCAAGAGGCTATATTACCTGCAAGCCTCAAGCAGAC